AGTAACACATTGCGCTTAATTGGAATAAGCACTCTGATTCCCAAAAGTTTCCAATTGGGGAGGACTGTATATTAAGCCAGCTCTGGTTGATTAGACCATCATAGCTGACCCATATCCGTTCAGTCTCTGACACCCTACCATATCCTATCATAACGGATTTAGGTAGTAAGTATGCGGATTGCCCAATCTTTTTCATTATTACCATACCTGAGTTAATTACTCTCAGCCATCTAAAAGTTTCCAAATTAGACTTGGTAGAAAAAGCTCTAAGGGGTTTCCCGAACAACAAGATATGTCGCAATAGTCAAATTAAAAAATAACTATTACTAGCAGTTGGACTGGGTTGAAATTTACGACGTCTCAAATGGTTTTCTATAGTAAGAGGTCGCTTTACTATAGCATACTGCTTTTTGGCCCTGGTTATTCGCTTGCGCAAATGGTTAAGGCCTCCCATGCCAGACATTATTCTTAGCACGTTGTAGTTTGTGGCGTAAACGCGGACCTTTGCAGTCTTGGTGCCTTCAACGGTAGCGTTGGACAAGACCAATTGCAATGTGGCGTTATCAATACGAGAGAAATTGCACGTGCCACTGGGTTGATGCTCCTCAGGGCGCAAAGCAAAAGAGTACACGTTAATACCTTCATCAGGATTACGAGTGTGGGCTTGGTAGGGTTGGACCCAAGAGAAGTATGTTCCTTCACGCTCAGAGAAGCGGTCTTGACCGTTCAATTGGAGCTTAGCAGTGATGACGGGGTTTTGGCCCCAGCAGTGCATGTCCAAAGAGGTTTCAGTCAAAACGAAGGTGCCAGCATCAGAGACAGTGGAGTTTGCCTCGTGACCGTTGGCAGCCAAGTCCTTGAGTTGAGCAAGGATGGAAGGAGCCAAACCAGAAGTGGCAGCGGATTGGGGAACAGTGGGACCACCAAAGTTGACCTCATTGTAAGGGTTGGAAGGACCGTGCCAGTAGCCAGTGAATCCAGGAGGAACATCGTAATCAAGGGCACCAGCGTCTTGGAACAAGCCACGGGCATCAATGTATGAACGAGAATCAGCAGCAACAGATGAAGGACCGCCGAAAGCATGGATAGCATTGGGCAAAGCATCAACAGCATCAGTGTAGTTGAAGGGTTGGGCACCCAAGACCTTGAACAAGGTAGCATCACACACGAGGGAAGAGCAATAGTCAACGTTTTGATCGGGTTGGACGACCCAGATCAACTCCTTAACAGGGTGGTTGAAGTTGAGCTTAATCTTGTTGGCAGAAGAACCAACAGACTCGTCACCAGTGAATTGCAATTGAGTAATCAAGTACTCGTGAGGATTTTGGGCAAATCGACGGCGTTCATCGGTATCAAGGAACACATAGTCGACATACAAAGAGGCAGCAACCAAAGATTGGTTGTAGGCAATAGCAGCAGGGACAGGGCGTCCAGGAGCGTATTGACCAGCAGCATAAGCGGAACCAACATTGGAGGCAGCGCTCAAACCATTAGGAGCAACACCACTGTTGTTGCAAGACAAAGTAGTAACTGCCCACAAGCATTCGTCAATAGGACGAATATCTAAATTAATCTTAACTTCGTGATACTGCACATCACGATTAAACCCCACCTTTCGGTGTATTTTATGTAACTAGGGATTAGACTATATCTTAGACCTTCATTGAAGTTGATTAAACTTCTCAGACCCAAAACCATTTAGTCGTTGAACCTTCCACATATCCTAATCATAATGGATTTAGTGGCTTGGCTGCGGATTATCTATTTCAAGGGAAACAAATGTTTCTCTTTCATACGAGACATTTTTACCATACCTGAGGGTTTTTTTCTCAGCCACTGTAAATTTTCATTCACAGCTTGGTAGTCATCGTCTTTAAGAACTTCCCGCAATTTGGTCTTGTTGCCAGCTGCAATTCAATAGCAACTGACTAGCACTTGAGAATTCCAATTCTCAAACAGATTTTCTCTAAAACAGTGATTGGATGTTTTAGACTGAGTGCTTTTCTGCCCTGCAGATTTTAAGGCGATCAAAGGAAGAGCGAGACCAGGGTTGGTGCAGAACCAGAATTGGAGGGGCACGTACAAAGTGGTCTCAGGAAGAGCGTTACGAGGAGCGCAAACTTGGCGAGGAGCCATGGAGTCACAAGGTCCGTCAACTTCAGAGAAGGAAGGATCAGTGATGAAGGTGAGTTGAGTGGTGTTACCAATCATGTTGAAGTAACCACGTTGTTGTTCAGAAGTCATGGTAAGTTGGTTCCAGATGTGCATCCAGTCACCATATTGACGGTCAATTCGTTGACCACCAATTTCAACCTCAACTTGAGCAACCAATTGCTCACCAGGGAAATCTAACCAACGAGCATAGACACCAGAACCAACGCCAGCAGCGAAGGAAGCAATACCCATAAGTTGGTTGATTTCAGGCAAGGTCACTTGCAAATAAGTGCGGTAAGCAAGATCTCCGTTACGGGAGATAACGCATTGCACACGACGACCGAAGTCGGCTTGACCATTGAATGTTTGTTCAATAGATTCAATAGCAAAGTTAGTATATCTACGATATGTCACTTTCCAGAAAGTAATTTGAGGATTACCTGTACATTTCCTCTACCTTATTTTTCAATAAGGATTAGACTATATCTTATGAAGAATTTATATTTTTTGTTTCTGCAATGCTAATTCTTTAGTTAATATATATTCCTCCGAAAACCATTTAGTCGTTGAACCTTCTTCTTTAAATTTTTTTAATTTTTCTAATATATTTTCAATCTGAATCATCTTTTTCAAAGGTGGTGCCAAATTTACAGTATGTTTTTGCTGCACTTTTTTTAAAAGTGGAACAGGAATCATATTTGTCCAATTCCAACATTTCATTTTTTCATATTCAACAGTTAAATCAAATTTACAAACTGGTATAATATGGTCAATAGACCAAAATGAACCATAATTATTCCAGTTCATTTCATCTGTAAAATTATATTCAAACCATTCTCTTAAATACTGAATATTACAACCAATATAATTCATTGTTGTATCTTTTTTATCAAGAACACTACGCAATCTTGCAGCTAATGATTTTTTTATTCTGTAATTAATATTTTTTTCTCTTTCATTTTTACACCATTCTGTTTTCTGTTCTTTTAAAAATACTACATAACAACTTTGACAAATCTTTTTTTTATAAAACTTTTTCAACTTTGCAAAATTATATAGAGGCTTTTGTTCATTACACTTTTCACATGTTGTTAAAGTTTCTAAATTTTTTTGTCTTATATTTATTTTTCTTAGTTTATTCAATTCATTTAAACATTGTTTACATGTTTGTCCATATTGACCGTTAGGATATTTACGAAATTGATTAATTGGTTTTTCAATAATACATTTGCTACATTGTTTTAATTCCATTTTATTAATTATATTAGATTTTATTTAATATTGTTTCCTTTTGAAACAATTTTATTTTATTTTAAAGAAGCTTGGATGCTCATTGCCCATTTTATCAAATATTTTATCAAATATTTTATTGCAAATTTGATTTTATCTTATTCATTATTACTATACCCAAGTTTTTTATCTTGGCCACAACTTTTTCACAAAAATTGCTTAGTAGAATAAGCTTTAGGGGTTTCAAGCAGTTTGATTTTCTCACTAGGGTTTTTCAAATTAATCACCTATAGAATAATTTCCCTAATTAACGTCTGTGGTTCTTAAAGATTCCACAAAGGGTTTTATAGATGCCTTATTTATTCAACATCTCCCGACATTTTTCTACCCTACAGGTTTTTAAGGTAAACGTCCTGAGCTCCATAAGCTACGAGTTGCATTAATCCGCCTCCCATTTTATATATTCCTAAAAGAAAAAATTTTTCTGAAAAATAATTTAATTAAAAAAATTATTTTATTTTTCGATGCTACATAAATTAAGAAAGTAAATTGTTTATATTAAAATTGTCCTTCATGAATGAAGAAAGATAATCTTCATCAAATACTTCTTTTTTTTGTTCGTGATTTTTTGTAAAAATATAAGAATCTTTACGTTTTTTAATTGACCAACCATTATCTAAAGCATTATATAAAAACACCATTTTTTGAAACTTTATCTTATCTATTTCTACTTGTTTATCATCCACCTTAATTTCTAGGTCCATCTTATAGAAATACATTTTATTGTTTATTTCATTTTTTAACTAAAAACAGTAAAAACAAAAATAAATAATTGTTAGTTATTAATAATTAAACACTTACTACTATAATTAATATATTTTATAATGCCATCCTTTAAACCAAAGGCCAACAAAAAAATTAAAGTATGTAAAAAATATACAACAACCTTAGATGGTAAACATAAAGAAATGTTAAATGATTTTGCTAAAGATGACCAAGATGTTATACCCAATTTAAAAGAAGAGCGTTATAGTTTAAAAAAACAATTAGAATTAGAAACTGATTTACCCATCGAACAAATCATGGAAATCAAAGATAGAATTGAAGAAATTAATTCTACCATTAAAGAATTAAAATCTAAAAAAAATAATTATTTTCTTGATAATTCAAAATATATATTTGAATATTTTGAAAATAAAAAAAATATTGAAAATAATGATGAATCTATAAACACTAATAAAACAATTACAACCAAAAACCAACTTGTATTTAACATTTTTAAAATTCAAAAAAATAATGAAGACAATAATACAAACGATAATACAAACAATAATACAAATGATAATAAAAATATTGTACAAAAATATTTGAGCAATGTAGATGAGTCATTTTTAGACATTAATTCTTTTGTAAGACCAACAGATATATGTCAAAGTTGTTTTAAAGGAGAATTAATACCTTTAGATGATGAAGGACAATTAATATGCAATGTATGCTTTATAAATACACCATATTTAGTTGAAAATGATAAACCTAGCTATAAAGAACCTCCCAAAGAAGTTTGTTTTTATGCATATAAAAAAATTAATCATATGAAAGAAATTATTGCACAATTTCAAGGAAAAGAAACAACACAAATTTTGCCAGAAGTTATTGAAAAAATTAAACAACAAATTAAAAAAGAAAGAATTAATATTGACCAACTAACATATATTAAAACCAAAGAAATATTAAAAAAATTAGAACTAAGTAAATATTACGAACATATTGCGTTTATCAAAAATAAATTAGGAATTCCACCACCTGTTTTAAGTCCTGAATTAGAAGAAAGTCTATATAATTATTTTATTGAAATACAATCACCTTATGCACAATCATGTCCTGATTATAGAATTAATTTTTTAAACTATTATTACGTTTTATACAAGTTATTAGAATTGCTTGGAGAAACAAAATATTTGACCGATATTCCACTTTTAAAAGATAGAGAAAAACTTATTGAACAAGATGAAATATGGAAAAAAATATGTAATATACTTTTCTGGGAATTTATTCCAACTGTATAAAATATTATTTTACAAATCAATAATGTAAAATAATATTTACTATTATATATAATTATAATGAGCAAACTAACAAAAGAACAATTTAGACAAGAAATGCATAACTTTTTACAAAACATAAATATAAATATAAATAATACAATTATAAATTTAGATACAAATGTTGACAATGAATTAATTGATACTTTTTTTTACAAATATTATAATCAAGTTCCAAAATTAGATGTATACAAGGAATCTATTACTTCAATGGTTCAAGATGCAGTTGACGATGGCACAACTATTACATTTAAAGATATATTAGAAAAATGGAATGATTCAGATGATAGAACTACTATTGCGTCAAATTCTAGTAGAAATAGTATTGAAGACTATTTAGGAGGTCAACAATCTAAAACAAAAAGAAAGACTTATAAATTAAATAATAAAAACAAGACGATTAAAAGAAAAAGAAAAACAAGTCAAAGAAAAACAAGTCAAAGAAAAACAAACAAAAGCAAAAAAACAAAAGGGAAAAGAACAGGTCAAAGAAAAAATAATTCAATTAAAGGAGGAAAAAGAATGACAGATACTATTACTACAGAACCAATTGCCTATAGAGAAGACGAATATGACCAACAGAAAAATGTTCTTAATTTTACTAACTAAAATAATATTAATTTTCGAGTGTCCAATTTCCTTGACCCCAATTTGCTTTTATTTTATATAAATCAATATTTGGATAATATTCAACTATTCTCATTGTCCCTGTTCCATAATAATCAGTTGGTTCTGTACAATTGTAATTATCATAATTATCTAATACATAATTATTTGAATCATTATTAAAAATATAATCTTCATTATAATCTACAGATTTAAATTGCATTAACAATTCAGGATTCACATTTTTTTTTCTATTTAAAAAATCTTTAAATTTATTTATTATTTTTTGTGAATATATGCCTATATTCATTGAATATAATTTATTTAACTTTATTGATGTTACATTTACATTTACATTTACATTTACATTTGTCAAAACTATTGATTTTAATTTATTATAAAAATTATCACCTATTTTACAAGTGTCATGCATATAAAAATAATATTCATTTATATTATCATAAAATAATTCAGATAATGTTATCAAACCAGTAAAATCTATACTATTGTGATTACAATAAATATATGTTATATTACTATCTATTTTATCTTGATATATTATGTAATCTTTATTATCATAATATCCACCTATTGCTATTATTATATTAAATTCATTATACTCTTTTTGTTTTTTCATACTTTCTAATAAATGATTTAATGCAATATTACTTTTATTGTGACTATTTATAACTATTTTCATGTTATTGTATACTTATTTTACCTTTAAATAATTATTTTTTACTTCTTTTATTAGTTCTTCTTTTATTAGTTCTTCTTTTATTAGTTCTTCTTTTATTAGTTCTTCTTTTATTAGTTCTTCTTTT